GCCCGGTCTTGTTGCCTGTGGTGCCGGTTGCGCCTGTGCTTCCAGTTGCGCCGGTAGTCCCGGTTGGCCCGCTGCTTCCGGTAGGACCGCCGGTACCCGTAGGCCCGGTCGGGCCGATGGTGCCAGTAGGATTCCAAACAAGCGCAGAAGATATGGACGAAAGCTGTGAGGTTGCTACGTCGTTTGCAACCTTGAAGGCAAAGTAATAGGTGGCCGGTGGCAAAGAGATGTTCGCAAACTTAAACGCAAGAGATGGCGCAAACGCCTGTGAATTGGCCGAATACTCAGTACCCCAAACCTTCCAATCAGACACAGAAGGCGTCGCGGAAGTCGTGTAGAAAAGCGTGATGCTTGTGACCCGTCCCGTTGACGGAAGATTGCACGTCACGCTAAACGATGGAACAGTTGCGGTTGGGTTTAGGTCGCCAACCGTAGGAGCAGACAGCGCAGAAAAGAAGAAGGCAGAGACAAGCCCGCTGTTAGGCGCAGGCGTGAATTGAGTGATGTTCTGATCGTCGTATACGTCGGCGTTGTACTCGGTGCATTCAATCTGTGCGCCAAGGTTGCCGTCAGGCAAGGTTGTTTCGCTGACCTTGATGGCGCGGAACAGCTTGTTCGTCCAACCGTAGTCGCTGTTTGTGATGCTGATGACATCACCCGCGTCCACCTGAATGCCGGGGTATGCGGTCGAGAAAGTGACAATCAAGTCCTCACGCGCCTGCTCAAGCATCCGGTTGGCGATGTACTGCGCCTGCACCGAGTCGTTGATCAGGTCGAACGTCACCGTGGCTTTGTTGGCCGGTTCGTTCGCATACATCAATGCGCTTGGCGTTTCCAAGAAAATCAGGTTGGGCTGATCCTTGTTGCCCTTCCACGGGAACGTGGCTTCGACTTGGTTAATGCTCTGCGTGATGTCGGAGATGCTTACGCGAAGTTCGCCGATGATGTTGGAGTCATCAAACGAGAAGGATGACGACTCTGCTTTGTTGATCACCGGCATCCACTGACCCGTGGTTTCTTGGTACGCAAGCCAAGAGTCGCAAGCCGTGAGAATGCGATCGATGTTGCTTAGGACGTTCTCGCCCGTGTTCAGCACACCATTGATCCGATACCGAGCTTGAGTAGTAGACCCGCCCGTGTAGGGGATGTATGTGATCAGTTGGTCAGAGTAGGTGTTCAGTGCCCCGCAAGCCGTGGTGTTGATGTTGCCGATGGGAACCGCGCAGCCATACACATCTGACTTCAGGTAGTCCTCAAGCACATCGCCGGGGCGTGCCGCGCCTGCGCTTTTGAGGTAATGAGAAACTTTGAAGGTCAGGGGCTGAAGTCCCGTCGTGCCCGCTTCGCTGTTGTAGGTGAGCTTGACGATGGCGAATGCCAAGCCGTTCATCTGCCGATTGGTTGCAGGCCACCGCAGGCTAGGCGTGATGTCAGCACCACCCATCACCACACTCGGTGCAGAGCCGGTCACGTTGGTGATCGTGCCCGCCGCGTTGGAGGTGTAAAGATTGATGTAGAGATTGCCCGAAATCTTCGTGTCTACGTTGCCCGCGCCGTCAGTCAGGGATACAACCTTGGTGGGGTCGGTGCCGTCAAAGGTGACGAGTCGGTCGCCGTAGTAGAACTGCGTGCGGTCATAGGTGAACTGACCATCGGGCGAGATATTGCTGATTGCTAAGACGTAGTACATCGTCTTGTTGTCGGTGGACAGCACCGCATCAACAAACGTGCCGCCTAGCCAAGCGTCACCATAGACAACCGGAATCGGGTTGTTTGCGCTTGGGGGGATTTGCTGTCTTGCGCCAGGATCGACTTGGTTGGGCGCCTTGTTTGACCCGAATGTGCGCGTAATGACGTAGGACAGCGCGTAGTTTGCAGCAAACGCGACGGCCACATATGCAAAGGTTCCTGCCGCAGCCGCGCCCAACACGGCGGTGGCAATCATTGTTCCGACCATTTTTTATTCCTTGCAGTACGTCGAGTCGATCTTCTTAAAGCCTCGGCTTTCTAGATCAATCTTAGGGCTTTGAGGCATCAGCGAAATGATGACAACCTCTGCCCGTTCCTGATCAATCAATTCTTGTGCTTTCTTGTTGTAGGCCAAAAACAATTTGCCGCCAATCGTTGTGTTCCTATGCTCGGGCGCGACCCACCAAGCTAGTTCCCTGACTTCGTTAACCTCGGGGCACCACACATTCGGCACCACGATTCCCGCCGCCATCCCGCGATATTCGTTGTCCACTAGGACAAAGCCGCGACCGATGATGAGCGAGGAGAGAAGCTGCCGTATGTGTTGCTCGTCGTGTAGTCTCTTGTCTCTTAGCTTAATGATCGGGGACTCTGCCGCATATTGCCGCATCATCTCGACGCAGGCATCTATGTCGAATTTGTTTGCCTCCCTGATCATGGTTGGATAGTTTCGTCGTATTCAATCCTTGGAACAGTAGTGCCGCCGTTGCCGCCATTGATGCCGCCAGGACTTGCCACGCCGCCACCGGATGCAGGCTTGCCAAAGTCGAAGTAGGTGCTAGAAATCGCGTCAACACGATCCATTGACGTTTCGCTAGTACCGTATCGGTCTTGCCAAATTGCTTTGTTAGTCTTGGAAGATGCCACATAAGTTTCTAGCACCCGCTTCATGGAGGTGCAGGAAATCGAGCAAGTGGCAATCCTGCTTCTCACATCATCATTCCAATCTTCGGTGATCGAAACATTGGTAATGATGCCTTGGTAGCGTTTGAAGAACTGCTGCGTCGGCGTGGTGATGATCTGATTGTTGGTGTCAAGGAAGCCGCGCCAAATTTCGACGGTGCTGCCCTTGATGTCTGCGCTTAGGATCAGTGCGACGTTGGCCGGGTTGATGCCGGTGAGCGACACCATCATGTCGGTTGAGGTTGACTTGATATTGCGCTCGACCTGACCGATCCCGAGCAGCGACCCCATCCCCGAGAACGTGATTCCGCTGACAGTGATAGGCGCGGCCGCGTTGCAGAATGTGTAAGTCGTTGGCGATGTCTTACCCACCACCATCCTCACAAACTCAGCGTGTCGAATGTTTGCGCTGTTCAGCGCGTTCATGGTGGTACTCATGGCGCGACGTTCTCCCGGAACACGAAGGGTTGATCCCAATTCACGAACGCGCCGTTGGTCATCGGCGTCAGCGTGTAGATCGGGCAGACTTCCGCATACACGGGGAAGTAGACCGCAGACCCGACTGCCGTGAGCGTGCCCGTACTAGGCGTGCCAATGACGGGACGATGCAGATTGACCGATACCGTCGAGTCACCACCGCGTAAGACTTGTTGCGTGACCTTGTAGACGTAGCTGCCGAGTTGCAGGAAGTCGCCTGCCGCAAACACAACGGTGCCCGCGCCGACAGCGGGAAGATTGCCGACAGTGATGGTTTGTGAGTTTGCCGGAGGAACCGAAGCAAGTGTCAGCGCCGCCGCCTGTCCCGCACTTAGGCCACCCTTGTATTCGGTGAACCAAGAGAGCGTGGTTCCGCTGAACGTGATGTTTGCGGGAAGCTCGCGATCCAGGTTGTCGATTGTCTGAATGACATTTCGAACTTGCGGGTAGTACAGATAGTTATGCGGGACGATGGTGAACACCCAAGGAACAGACGTAAGGTATTGCGCCGTCCTGATTTGCCCGCCCCGCGTGACTTGCTGACCGACCGTACGCCGGTTGTTCACAGTCATCGACTGCTGAATGTCAACGATAGTTTGAAACGACATTTACATTCTCCCCGGCGTGACAGCCAAGCCTTTTTGCGCGTACTGATTCGCCGCCCAAATTGCCTTAGAACTACCAAGTAGCCTTTGCTCAAACGACTTCACATCAATTGCTTGAATGTTGTAGTTCGTAATGTTGGTTGACGCCCCCGCGCTTTGCAGACTGTGATTCGGAATGATGGTGCCACTCATGCGTGGCACGAACAGTTCAGGCCCGCGCTCGCCCACGAGATAGGCAGAGTTGCCCGTAACCGTGCCGCCCATTGCCCGCGTGGGAAGGTTGAAGCCGAATACGTTTGCCAACAGCTTCATGGCCGAAGCCTTCAGTTGAATGGCAATCATGTCAAGGATGATGCTGCGAGCAAACTCTTTGAAGTTGAGCTTGCCGGTACGCACGAAGTCGTCAAGGGCACGAGTCATGTTGCCCATCAGCGAACCAAAGATCGTAGCGCCGGTTTCCATGTCTTTCGGGAAGTTCTTAAAGAAGTCTCCCGCAGCTTTCTTAACGCCCTCAAACACGCCCAAGTCCTTGTCTGCCCTCTCTGCTTCATCCCGAATGATGACGAGCAATTGGTAGCGTCGCTCATAAAGATCATTAAGCCGCTTTTCAGCAGCTTCACGATCTTTCGGGTCAAGAGAGGCTTCGTTAAGTTTTCTTTGTTCTTCTGCAAGTTCAGCAGTGAGCTTGATTCTTGAACGGAGAAATTCGTAGTTGTAGTCGCGCATCTCGCTGCGTCGCAACTCAAGGTCGGTTAGTCTTTCCTCAGTAGCGAGTGCGCGGCTTTGTGCCTCGTCATACTCCTTGATTGCCTGCACATAATTTATGTATGAGACAGTCGCATCGTCGATGTCTTTCTGTTCTTCCATCCGAGCGCGGTGCGCCTTAGCCGCCATATCGCCGCGCCGCTTAATTTCTGCCTCTTCTTCGCGCTTGCGTTTTTCTGCCTCGCGCTTGCGCTTTTCTTCTTCGGGATCAACGCCCTCTTTTACATCCCGAATCTTTGGGCCTGCCGCGCCGCCGACCAAGGGAGGATTGATAAAGCCGCGCCCCGCTCCGGCCTGAGAATTGCCGGATTGCATTTGCTTGAGTTCGCCATTCATCGCCGCAAGGATCGGTTGCCATTTGGCAAGCTGATCTTGCGCTTCCTTCATCCTCTCTCGATACGTGCCCTTCCAAAACGAAGACACATTCGGGTCTTGAAGCAGCTTCCCCATCGCGGCAATTTCTTCTTTTGCCGCCGTGATTTGCATTTCAGCGAAGTCTTTTTTGAGCGTGCCGAAGAATCCCTGAATCAGCGTGCCCGACTTGGCGTGCCCGCTCATCTTGTCTAATGCTTCGTTGATCTTGCGAATCGCAGGCTCTAAGAAGTCAACAAAGTTGAGCGTGAGATTGCGACTTGCCTGACCGAGCTTGTCATAGAAGTCAGCAAGCAATTTGATTGCATTGGCCTGTTTCTCTGTAATGTCGTTGGCCTTGCTAATACCTTCTGCAACGCCCGCGATATCTACGCCCTTTGCCGCCTTGCCTAGCAACTCCATCGCTTTTGCAGAGCGCGTCAGTGGGTCTTCAATCTCTGCAAGTCCTTGAATGGTTCGCAGGAAAAGCTGCTGACTCGTCAAAGTTTCGAGGTCTTTGAGCGAAACGCCAATCTTTGCAAAGTTGCGTTGCGCCTCAAACGATCCCTCTGCGGCCTTGTCTACATAGTTAGTGAACGAGGCAAACATCTTGCCCGCGTCTTCGGCTTTGCCGCCTGAGTTGGCTAGGGCATTCTGTAGCTTGATGACGGTATCAATCGCCACATCGTTTGCCGCCGCCACGTCAGCAATTTCATCGGCAAACAACATTGCCTTGGTGGTCATGGCAGCAAATGCCGCCGTTGCCACCGTTGCCATGCCTTTTGCCTTGCCGACAAACTCCTCCATCTTCTTGCCCGATTGAGCAAGACCCTGATTGAATTCGGCAGTGTTCAGCCCGAGCAATACGCCCAAGCGTGCAATCATGTTAGCCACGATTGAACCTTTCTTTGTTGAAGCCCGGTGCCATCGTCATAAAGGCTAGAAGCTGCTCGTTGGCTTGAGCCTTCTTCTGTTCATCGGTTAGCGGGGGATAGATGTAATCGTATGCGGGACCAAGAACTTTCTCAAGCGAAAACGGCTGCGCGTTGGCCGATCTCATGTAGTTGAAGACGCCCGAGACAAGCGACCCCAACAGGTAGATGACATTGTGATTGCCAAGCATTCCGTCGGAATACATGGTTTGTATATCGCCCATCACATCGTGGTCGATGGCAGCAATTGAGTCTTGTGTGTGCCCGTTGAAGATCATTGCTGCCTCTACCTGTTTCTTCAACGAGCGTGTCAGTTTCCCCGCGATTCCCGGTAGGTCGGGGAGATGACTTCGGCAATCTTCTCAACTAGGGCAAGCTGCGTGGACATCGGGAATTCCGCTTCGATGTCCTCATAGGTGATGTCTGCCATCGTGCCCTCTACAGGGACAAGCAGCTTGATGAATTCGGTGATGCGCGTTTGCGTCATCACTTGTGTGCGGACAGTCTGACGGGTCGATTTGCCCTCAATCAGAATGTCGTCCTCGGTGAATTCAAAGCCGGTCTTTTCGGCATCGTCCTTGAATTCAAGAAGTGGCTTTGACAGCTTTTCAAAGAGTTCTTGAATCTTGGCTTCGTCGGGTTCGTTGATGCGCTTGAAAATGGCATCAGTCTCAGCGACGACCGGAACCCTGACCTTGAAGGTGTGCCCTCCAAGTTCAAACTTGCGAATGCGGAGTTCTTCCCGCTTGGCTTGGTATGACTCACCAAGCGCGGCTGCAATCTTGCTCATCTTTTCGTCCTCGTGCGGTATCTTGTGATTTGCTCACCCAATGTTTTGCCCAAGTTGTTAGCCACTTGAGTTGCGTTATTTTCTAACGCGGGTCGCAGGAACGGGTGAGCCGGGTTCCTAGCCGATCCAAATTCTTGCGCCACCGCCCGAGCGTCGTAGGGGAAACCCTGAGAGATGGCAAACTTCTTAAACTTCTTTTGGTAAGCCGACGGGTTGCTTTCCAAAAGCGATTTGTTTTGTTCCCTGAACTGCGCCCGCAGCTTTTTTGGGAATGCCTTGGTCGTGACCGCCGCAATCACCGCATCGTTAGGATCGACGTACTTTGAGCGTTGATCCCTGCGGTTTGGCCTACGCGCCTCGACCTGAAGATGCTTTGCAAGCGCACCTGTATCGACAGGAGCTGTAGCTTTGGCGTCTGCCAAGACCGGCTGCATCGCTTTACGCATGGCCGGTATCAGCACCCGGCTTCGTGCTTTCTTGTCGCCAATTTCCTCGGCAAGTTCATTGAAAGCGCCGATCACATCAGACAGACCTTCAACTTTGAATGTGAAGCCTGCCATGATGACCTACTGTGGCTTAATGATCTTGTAGAAGATTTGCGTGTTGATTGCGATAGCGTACTCGACGACTTCCTCGGGAGTCATCTTGTCGGCATGACGCGCAGCAATCTCGTGCGCTAACGAAATCGCCGTCATCCTTTGTTGTGTGAACCCAAACCAGTCCTTGCGAGATTCGGCTTGAGTCACAAGAAAGGAAAGAAGGTCATTCGTGTTTTGTATTGTCGTGGTCATGTTTACTCTTGTGGTGCAGGCTTACTATCCACCACGGGATGATATTCAGCCAACAAAGATAAAACCACATGATCGACGGTTCCGGGCTTGGCTTTGGCTAGGGCCGCCGCGACTTCCTTGGGAGAAACCGCAGCAGACCGAGCCAAGGCCCGAATGTCGCCGTAGCTTGAGCCGATTTCCTCAACGACATCAGAGAGCATTAGCTGTTACTCCATCCGTACTGATTGCCACGCGGGTGAATCGTAAAGACGCACTTGGCTTCCGCACCCGGCTGTGCGTCGATTTGGAATTGCGACACGCGGCCATTGAAGGCGTAAGCGACCGTGTTGGTGCCGTCATACGCAGCCACCACAAACGTGCGATCCACGGTGCCGTTGTAGGCGTCCGAACGAATCTGAAGCAGGCCGGTGTCTGAAGGATTCCAAGCTGCCGTGATGGTCATCGAGGTGGGTGCGGATTGCGTCGGGATTTTGTCCGACTGACGAGAACCGGCAATTGAGAAGTTTGCCATCGCATCGTCTTGACCGAATGCGGGGACAGCTTCAACGTTCAGTTCAGCGCCCGCAGCCCCCGTGCCGCCCGCAGAAGTGCCAACAATGGTGGCGACTTGCGCCGACCACACCGACAGGTTAGCCGTGGACAAAGGCGTGGGAGTGGCACCCGTTTGATACCACAACGATGCACTAAAGCCGGGAAGAACTTTGTTGGGCAGTGCCATGATTTACCTCAAGCGTTGTTAGACCAACCGTATTGGTTGCCACGGGGGTGGATGGTGAAGACGCACTTAGCTTCAGCGCCGGGTTGTGCGTCAATTTGGAACTGACTCACGCGACCGTTGAAAGCGTAGTAGACGATGTTGGTGCCGTCAGTTGCAGAAACCACGAAGGTACGGTCAACCGTGCCGTTGTAAGCATCACCACGCATCAGCAGCAGACCGGCATCCGAGGGGTTCCAAGCTGCGGTAACCGTCAGGGAGGTCGGTGCAGATTGAGTCGGAATCTTGTCAGACTGACGCGACCCTGCAATCGAGAAGTTGGCCATTGCGTCGTCCTGACCGAAGGCCGGGACAGCCTCAACGTTCAGGATGTTGCCCGACACGGCAATGGGGGAAACGCTTGCCACAAGCGACAGTTGCGCCGTGGTCAAAGGGGTCGGGGATGCGGTCGGTTGAGCGTAAAGCGATGCGCTAAAACCGGGAAGCACTTTGTTTGGAAGGGCCATGATTGATTCCTTTCTGTAAAGACGCGAATTGTCTTATGTTGGAATGTCGAGTTGACAATCTAGAAAAATCTGTGCGAGTTTTTCTTCGTTGTCATACGAGTTATAGAGCCACATCACATCAACCTTGGACACATAGATGCCGTTTGGTGAACCCCCAAACAAACCGCTGTACCCGTGCAAGGATTGTAGGATTTGATTGGAAATTGTGAAACCATCTTCAATCACTTGCGTGAAGATGCTGACCTGAAAGATTGGCCTATCAATTCCCTTGTTGTTTTGGTTCTGACCCGTGTAGACATCTTGGTGGATGTTTCGCAGGAACCAAGTCACAAACTTGGGTTGAGTCGCAAAGTTCCGGTTGAACGCCGCATAGACGGGGACAGGCGTGACGACAGCTTGCAGCGCCGCTTGGATTGCCTTGCCGTAGACGACGGGATTGCTCTGTGCCATATCAGACCGCCGCCACAGGATCGTTGCGATAGCACATGAAGGTGATGCTCATGCGGTCGTTAGCCTCTCGGCAGTCGCTGATGCGCCACTCGTGCCCACGCCAAGTGATTGAATACAGGTCTTGCCGATCCACCATCTGTTTGGTGTTGGGCGTGTAGTTCAGCGTTAGCTGCACCAAGTCCTGATACAGACGGTACTTCTCGGAGATGCGAAGACTGTTGGCAACGTCTGAGACACGCGCACGGGTATCGAACCACTTGGTTTGAGTGGTCGATTGCTCACCGAAATCCGACTTGCCGAAAGTCAGATTGTTTACCGCGATGTTCTCAAACCGTGCGATTGCCATTTACATCACCAAAGGCTTGTAAGGCCGCAAAAGAGCAGTCACGCCGAAGGGGATGTCGCGAAGCATTCCCTCGGTGCTGTTGCTGCGGTTGTTGTAGAGGTGAGTCAATAGCAGCAGACCGGCCTGTTTGATTACGGGATACGCCGCCAATGGACTAGCTTCCACGGTGTATTCGCAGACCACCGGAGAGGTCATAAAGACATTCAAGCTGCTAGGAAGATCGGCAAGGATCACCTTATTGCCCGAGTTGTCGTACATATACTGACTTGCAGCAAGGGGCACGAAAACAGAAGGCGTGTCGTCGTTCCAATAGCCAACACTATTGATGGTGACGCCGTTGTTGCCGTTGTAGTTGCAGCCAGTTGATCCTTGGCTTACCTCGGGCAAGTCAAGCGACAGAGGAACGCCGTACAGACTGCTTGCGTTGTAGTAAACGCGATAGCTGATCGGCATGATCGGCAGACCGATCAAGTCCTCAATAGCCTGACGAGTCGCAACCTCTAGCCCTGACAAGTAGCTGTCTTGAGATTCGTCATTGAACAGGTTTAGCTGCTGCGTGACTTCTTCAAGCGTGAGCCAGGGGGTCGCATTGTCGCGGTTGATCTGCTCAAACTTCGCGTAGTTGAAAGGGTTGCGGGTCGGCGCAAGCGCCGGTCCCCCATACGTCAGATAGTTGTTGACTGACATGACAACCCCTTACAGCTTGATCCGCACCCCTGCGAACGGGTCGCGCACGGAGCTAACCACGCGCTTTTCAGCGTACATGGTCACGAAACCGGGCAGCGTCTGTTCCATCATTTGAATGCTGAATTCGGTGTGATCGCAGATCGTCAGGAAGCGTGGCCAGTTGGCAAGGTAGATCGGGTACGTTGCCGACAGGTAAGGATTCGGAATCACCGGCCATCCGAAGATGTGCGCCACCGCGCCGCCGTCATCGTCACCCGTTTCGAGGAAGATGGGGAGGTTGTTGGTGTCCTTGAGTTCGCGCAGCAACTCAATGGTTGCGGGAGCGATGTGCCATGCCGTGCCGGGAAGCGACCAGTATTGCCCAGGCAGCTTGGAGGCCGCAGCGGTCAGGTCGTTGTAGGCAATCGCGGTCGTGGCGGTTTGCGTGGCAATGGTGTGGATGCCGTTGGTAATCGCAGTGCCCGAGGTGCCGTAGGCAGAAGCCGCACCGTCGAGGTACATATCCAACCCACGCAGACCATCGGTAGCGCCCGTGGTGGTCGTCGTCGAACCGGCTTGGTCGGAGTTGACCGCCATGCTTGCGCCTTCAAGTTGGGCAAACTCAAGCATCAGGTCTTCGACAAGCGTGGCGTCGAGGTTGTTCACATCGGAAAGGACAGCCGAGCGAATAGGCAGGCGCGCAGCAACGACGCGCACGGGAAGCTGCCAAATGGTCGTGTTGGTGTCGGGAGAGCCGGTGTTGTTCTGCACCGCATAGCCCCAAGGGTTGCCCGCTTGGTTGGTGGCGTTACCCGTCTTGGCAACGAACTGCATATCGG